ACATCACTTTGATCTAACGCCAACCGCAGGTGTCGCTGCCGGTGAGACTGCAATATCAGTTGAAACCGCAGGCACTGACATAACGCTAAATCAATACGCAAATGGATATTTGTATGTTAATGATGCAGCGGGTGAAGGGCAGATGCTTAGAATCAAATCTAACCCCGCCCACGATCATTCAGCAGACCCATCTATCGTAATTACTTGCTACGATGATCTAGCCACGGCTATCACCACATCTTCAAGAATTACACTCATTCCTGATCCAAGAAGCGGTCAAATTGTTCAAGCAGCTACAACTACAGGTGCTACATTGGGTGTAACAGTAGTCGATATGGCTGCCAGTGCTTACGGTTGGTTCTCAGTTTCAGGCCCAGCGACAGTATTGACTTCAGGCACACTGGTTGTCGGCAACCATGCAGTACCGTTAGGTGCCGCAGGTGCAGTTGGACCAGCCGCTGGAGATGTTATTCAGGTCATTGGTACAGTAATGATCGTTAACGTAACGACTGATTACTCACTGATTAACCTCACTGGTATTATCTAGGAGTCAATTATGGGAACTCGACTCACAGGCTCTGACGTAAAGGCGGTCAATTTGACCGCCGATACGGTAGCTTTAGATGCAGATGGAATATCGGTAGCAGCATCCGTTGGAAATAACGCAGCACTGGTTATCGGCGGTGCTTTGGCTTCCGGCGGTGCTGTTGCACTCTCGCACGGAAGGATCGTTACTATTCTTTCAGCGGGTAATGATGCTGCTAAGTCTTTTACTGTAACGGGTACGGATGTCAACGGTGACGCTCAAACTGAGTCGATCACGGGTGCTAATGCAGGAACCGCTACTGGTGCTAAGTATTTCTTAAGCATCTCTGGTATCTCAGCGGTGGGCAATCCGGCCGGCAACGTCTCTGCTGGCGTCAATGCCTCAGCGGCAGATGCTATCTTCCAAGGAAGAGCTAGATTTGCGGGTATTAATCTTGTCTGCACCGGCACTGCTGGCGTGTTGGATTTTCTGACGACCAGCCCGACCGGCACTAGTATTTACAAGGTTGGCACAGTGGCGTCAGCAACAGCCACTAGGGATTTGTCAATTCCTGATGAGGGAATGGTATTTTCAGACGGAATATACGTTCAATACACGGTTTCGACCTTCAACACGCTGACGGTTTTCAGGTCATAAGATGAAGAAAGACCCGCGATTGGAGAGAGTCGGCGTGTCTGGATTCAACAAGCCGAAAAGGACGCCTAGCCATCCGACCAGCAGCCACGTTGTCGTGGCCAAGGAAGGCGATCGCATAAAAACCATACGCTTTGGCCAGCAGGGCGTGACAACGGCGGGCGCTCCCAGAAAAGGAGAGAGCGCACGCCAAACTGCTCGGCGGGCGAGTTTTAGGGCGCGACACGCCAAAAATATTGCCAAGGGCAGGATGTCGGGCGCCTGGTGGTCTAATCAAGTAAAATGGAGCTGATCTAATGGCAGTCTCAGGATCAAAAGATTTCGAGCTTGACGTAGCGGACTACGTTGAAGAGGCTTTTGAGCGCTGCGGTTTAGAGCTCCGAACTGGCTACGATTTAAAATCGGCAACCAGAAGTCTTAATTTGATGCTGGCTGAGTGGGCCAATCGAGGTCTAAACCAATGGACGGTCACTGAAAAAACAGTGGCCATGGTGAAAGACACTGGCACCTACAACATTGACAGCACAAATGCGACAGCGCCGATCGATGTGCTAGACGTGTTTGTCCGCGAAACACTCGGTGGCACAGACACTGATATGCCGCTCAATCGAATGAGCCGCGCTGAGTTTACGCATTTGGCGACGAAATCAACCACTGGAAAGCCAAACCAAGTATTTATCAACAAACAACTTACGCCCACGATCACGGTCTGGCCGGTGCCCGACAAGTCCAGCACCTATACCGTGCATATGAATGTTCTGACCAGGATGGATGACGCAGATGTAGGCGCCAACACAATGGACATTCCCTTCCGGTTTTATCCGTGTCTGGCCGCTGGTTTGGCGTATTACATGAGTTTAAAAAAGGCGCCCGAGCGAACCGGCATGCTTAAACAGATGTACGAGGAAGAATTTGAGCGCGCCAAGTCACAAGATGAAGACCGCACAAGCTTTAGGATTGCTCCTAGCTTACGCGGATATAATTCCGCATAAAAAATGGCATACGCAAGCGGCAAAGAGGCTTACGGGATCTGTGACATCACTGGATTCCGATACAATCTTAGAGAGATGAAAATGACTTGGGACGGCCTTTTGGTCGGCCCAGATCAATGGTCACCTAAGCACCCGCAGATTGATCGAAAATCTTTCCCCGCAGATCCGCAATCCTTAAAAAATCCGCGCCCAGACACGAGCGACGACAATAATAAGTTTTTGGTTTATACAAATGTGGGCGATGGTATACTCGGCTCGGTGCTGGACACCTTTGAGGTTTCATGTAGCGTTGGCGAGGTCACGATAGAAACATGAGTTTTACACTAGCGACATTAAAAACAGCCGTTCAAGACTTCATGGAGTCTACCGAGACGACATTCACTGCGCAGCTCAACACCCTGATCAAAGAATCGGAAAACCGGATATTTGATCATGTTCAGCTGCCCGTGCAGAGAAAGAATGTGCAGGGCGCAACAACTGCGTCAAACCGTTTCTTGGCCACGCCGACTGACTTCTACGCGCCGTTTTCAGCTGCAATCATTACGGGCAACAGATATTACTACCTCGATTTCAAGCATCCCAGCTTTATCAAAGAATTTAGTCCCACAACGACCGTTGAGGGCCGACCGAAATATTACAGTTTGCTCGATGACACAGCTTTCGAGCTCAGCCCTATACCGGACCAAGCCTACACGGTTGAGATTCACTATCTGTATAAGCCGGCGAGCTTAACTTCCGGCGCGGATTCCGGCACAACGGTGTTATCTACCGATTACCCTGATGCCCTGCTGTATGGAACTTTAGTCGAAGCGGCCATTTTCTTGAAAGAAGCTCCAGACGTTATTGGCACCTTTGAGGCTCGATTCAAAGAAGCGCTGGCTCGAATGAAGAATACCTCTGAGGGTCGGAAGCAACGTGACGAATATAGGTACGATTCGCTTCGTCAAGGCGTTTCTTAGTGGAACGGCTTGACGAGCTTGAGGGCGCACACGTTGCCCTGCTTGGCTTGGGCATATCTCAGATTGATTACGTCATTGCGAGAGAAAATTCCGTCAATTGGGACGAGACGTGGGGATGTGGCAGTTCAGCCGCTGTTTTTGATTTAGACCGGCTCTTTATGATGGACCCCGCCAGCCGATTCTTCGACACGAACGACGCTGGCAAGCAAACGGACGTCATGCGTGAAATCCTTCCGGTTTTGGAAATCCCTATTTATTCTTGCGAATTAGACGATCGGGTGCCTTGGATTGTTGAGTATCCTCTGCAAGAGGTGGTCGAAGCCACGAAATGTGCTTACATGAACACGACGGTGGCTTATGCCGTGGCTTTTGCCTATTGGAACAATGTTGCGCACATCGACCTATTTGGGATTGATTTCAGCTACAAGGGCAATCTGCATTTTGCAGAAGCCGGCAGGGCTTGTGTTGAGTTTTGGCTATCCAAGTGCATTGAAAAAGGCATCAAGGTTGGCGTCAGCCCTCGATCGACATTGTTAGATTCTAACGTGCCTCTGAATGAGCGCCTGTACGGCTATCATCGTTTGGATGACCCAAAAGTAGCGCTGCCAAAAGATGATCTTTGGTTTGTGTGCGACCAGTCGGAAATGGAAGAAAGGATTGCCAGCGGCGAGACAACGATTCAGAAAGAACCAACACCGCCAGAGCCGTTCAAGGGATGACTGACAGCTTTATACAGCTGGGCCAGGTCACGGTTTCGACAACCAACAATAAAGGCCATGACCCAGAATTTTGGGCCGAGCAGGTGACCAACAAGATTTGCGGGATTTCTGAGCACGCACCTGAGCACGTCAGGCAGCAAGCTTTAGCTTTCAGAAAAGCGGTGTATGATATAGTGCTACGAGGCATACGCAGTGGAATTGCGTCTGATAGAACAACGGTTGTTGGTTTATTGAGGCGGCAAGGCCATGACGACATGGCTAATATCATTAAAGAGCTATAAAAGGAGAAATTTATGGCGATCACAAGCGCAATTTGTAATAGCTTCAAGCAACAGCTGCTGGTCGAGGGGCACAATTTAACGAACGGTGCCGACAGCATCAAGTTGGCACTGTATACCAGCTCAGCCACTTTGGGTGCCGGCACCACTGTATATGTGACGACTGGCGAATCATCTGGCACAAACTACAGCGCGGCTGGGCAAGCACTCACCAACGTAACGCCAGCCCTTTCTGGAAGTGTAGCGGTTTGCGATTTCGCAGATGAGGTGTTTGCAACAGCGACGGTCACAGCTCGAGGCTGCTTGATCTATAATTCCACTAACGGAAATAAAGCCATTGCTGCGATTGATTTTGGCGCAGACAAGGTTTCAACGGCGGGCGATTTTACTGTCGTATTTCCGAGCGCCTCAAGCAGTGCAGCGATTATCCGGCTGGCCTAACGTGAGACTCGGACATGCCACTTACCGTATTCAACTTTAAGGCCGGGATAAACAAAGAAGAGACTGACTACTCCAATGAGAGCGGGTGGGTTGACGGAAACTTTGTGCGCTTTAGAAAAGGACGTCCAGAGAAAATCGGCGGATGGGAAAAGCTTTCGTCAGACACATACATTGGTTCTGCCCGAGCTCTGCATTCATGGATTTCTCTGGGCGGTTCACGCTATCTCGGCTTGGGCGCGACTCAAAAGTATTATATCGAAGAGGGCGGAACCTATAACGACGTAACGCCTATCCGAAAAACATCCACCAACAGCATTACGTTTGCTGCCACTAACGGCTCGTCAACCATAACGGCGACCGATAGCAGCCACGGAGCGGTAAACGGCGATTTTGTGACGATTTCCGGTGCAGCAACACTCGGCGGACTGATTACCGCTGCCGTCTTGAATCAGGAATATCAAATTAGCCTAGTCACAGCCACGAACACTTACGAAATAACAGCCAAAGATACGGCTGGTGGGACAGTAACGGCCAATGCTAGTGACTCAGGCAATGGCGGCAGTGGCGTTGATGGCATATATCAAATTAATTCTGGACTGGACATCTATGTCCCGTCTACCGGTTTTGGTGGCGGAACGTGGGGCGCGGGTGGTTTTGGCTCATCCAATGCAATTGCCGCCAGTGGCCAGTTACGGCTCTGGACGCACGATAATTTCGGAGAGAATCTAATCATCAACCCGCGCGGCGCAGGTATTTACCGTTGGGTTGAGAACAACGGCTTGACCGTTAGAGCCTTAGATCTAAGCGGTATCAGTGGCGCCAACTTGGTGCCAACCGTTGGGCTGCAGGTCATTACGTCCGAGACTGATAGACACTTGATTGTTTTAGGCGCTGATCCAATATCGAGTGGTGCTCGCACCGGAACAATAGATCCGATGTTGGTTGCGTTTTCGGACACAGAGAACGAGTTGGAATTTGAGCCGCTGACGACAAACAGTGCTGGCTCAGTGCGACTATCATCTGGCTCGCTGATTATCGGTGGACTAAAATCCAGACAAGAAACTTTGATTTGGACAGACACCAGCCTGTACAGCATGAATTTTATCGGGCCGCCTCTGACGTTTGCATTGAATCTTATCAACGAAGGTGCTGGACTGATTGGCCCTAAAGCGGCAGCCAATGCGCCAACGGGCATCTATTTCATGTCTAAGAATGCCTTTTACTTTTACAATGGATCGGTGCAAAAACTGCCTTGCTCGGTGCAGGATTACGTTTTTGACGATCTAAACCTCACTCAATCATTTAAGTGTCATGTTGTCGTCAACGCAGAATTTTCTGAGGTGTGGTTTTTCTATCCGTCACTTGAGGACGACACCAACGAAATATCGCGCTACGCCATTTACAATTATGAAGAGCAAACGTGGTCGATCGGATCTTTGGTGCGTTACGCTTGGCTTGATGCGGGCATTGAGGATAAACCCAGAGCCGCCGGCGACAGCTATATTTATTTGCATGAAACCGGATATAACGACGACACATCCAGCATGGACAACGTGTTCATTGAATCTGGCGACATTGACATCGGAGACGGCGCCAATTTCGTCTTTATAAAGAAAATCGTGCCCGACGTGCAATTTGACACCTCTTTGGGGATATTAAATTCACCGGCCATCAATGCGGTTATCAAGCGCCGAAATTATCCGGGCGAGAGCTTGACCACAGATTCAACCACACAGATAACACCGACAACTACATTCGGTGGTCTGCGCACAAGGACCCGACAAATGGCCTTGCGTTTCGAGTCGGATGACGACAACGCTAATGCAGCGGACCGGAAAGATTACAAATGGCGAATCGGTAATACGAGGCTGGACATACAAGCTTCAGGCCGTAGAGGTTAGTGTCTAAATTACTGCCAACTCGACTACCGTTAGCGCAAGGCGAGTCAGTATCGGCGAACACATTCAATCGGCTAATCAGGATCTTAGAGCTCAATCTTGGAGCGCAAGATCCCGATAATGTCCAGCATTTTAGCGCAGATGATCTTTCTGCGTTACAATTCAAATCGGGTGCTATAATATTTAACACTACGGTAGAGGTGCATCAGGCGTTTGACGGTAATACATTCAGGGACTTATATTCGCATCAAACTTACCCCAGCGGAGTTCAAGTAAGCTCAGCGCTAGGGGCGGTCACAATCGAGATAACATGACATGGGCAACGACGATCTAAAGAATGCATTAATGAGAGCGCAGGGCGTGCAAGGATTTATGGGTGGCGGGATGGCTACTCACGCTATGCCAGATGGCACGGTTATGCCAGGCGCTACTCACGCAGATTATGAGGCAATGGGTTATCAAGAAGGCGGCCCAGCCGAATCAATATCACCCGAATTGCTAGAAAGAATTGATCGGTTTGCCGGTGGCGCTCCAAGCGTGATGGAAATGACTGGAGCTGCTGTTACCCCCGAAGAAATGCAAGCTATTGCTCGTCAGCAACTCGGCGCTCAGATGACTGAAAGGGAAGGTGAAAGGCTGGCAGCGGGGAGGAGCGCTGGAACAGACCTTCGACAGCTCCTCGGCGCTCAGATGACTGAAAGGGAAGGTGAAAGGCTAGACCCCGCCCAAGAATTGCAAGAAGCGATCCAGAAGCTGGAAATACAAAAGACACAGACTTCAGACCCAGACGAAATTAAATCGCTGGACCGGTTGATAGAAGTGGCGATTGTGGGCGCTAATGCGCCGCTGCGTGAAATGTCTTTGGAGATGCAAGCGCAAGGTCGCGGCGAAGACACGGCTCTGGCGCATTTGCGACCGGGCGAGGTGATCTTGCCGCCCGAGGCGTTTGAGGATGCGCAGTTTGAAGATACGGTCGCTAGGAAGTTTGAAGAGCTGGGCATCGACCCAGAAGAAGCGGTTGCTGGTGTAGGAATAGCCTCACTGAACCCGATGACGGGGCTTGAGGAGTTCGGGTTCTTCAAGAAAATCGGTAAGGCAATAAAAAAAGTAGCTAAATTCATTGCGCCCATCGCCGGTCCATTGGCTAATTTTATACCTGGCGTTGGACCTCTTGTGGCCGGCGCAATTGGAGCTGCCACAAACGTAGTCGGTGGCAAAGGGTTGTCGGGAGCGATTAGCGGCGGCCTTAGCGGATATGGCTTCGGCAAAGCACTCAGTGGGATTGGCAGCTTGGGTACTGTTGGTGGCAAAGTGGTCGGCAGTGGTAATTTTGGCGCTCTAGGATTTGGTGATAAATTAGCAGCTTTAAAAACTGGTTTTGGATCTGGAAATTTAGCCAGCGCTTTCTTTAACCCAGGTAAAGACGCTACTGGTATATTTGGTGGAAAAATAGGTCCAGGAATTAGACAAGGAATAGGTAGCTTAACTGGATTTGGTCAACCAATGCCCGCCGTAGGACTAGATTCAAATAATCCACCTGAGGGGGCTGCATACGATCCAGTAAATCAAGTGTTTCTAGATAAAGTGACTGGAAAACAATATATTCCACCGCAAAGCGGTAACTTCTTTAGCAACTTCATCAGTGGCGGCGGCAAGGATGGCGTCGGCAACTATGGCATGCTCGGAGATCTCGGCGCCAAGTTAGTGGGCGGCAGCAGTACTAGCGGCGGCCTTGGCGGCCTTGGCGGTTTGGCTGCGGCCGGCGTGCCAGCTTATATGCTCGGCAAAATGGCTTACGACGAGGCGAAAGCCGACAAAGGCGTAGCTCTCACACCGCTAACAACCATGGGACCGACCGGTCGTTACAACATTGAGGCAGAGATTGCTAGGAGAATGGGCACACAAGCTCCGAATCCAGTTGAGTTTGGTTTATTACCGCAAGGCACCTTCCCACAACTATCAGGCGGGCAGCCAATGATGGCGGCTGGCGGCGGTGCGGTTTACCCCATGGCTTACGCCGAAGGCGGCAATGTGTCGGTTGAAGATTTTGAGCGCATGAACGGCGACATCAATGGGCCGGGCACTGAAACCAGTGACGATGTGCCGGCGATGCTTTCCGACGGTGAATTTGTGATGACCGGCGCAGCGGTTCGAGGCGCGGGTGGATTTGATATGCAGAACCAAGGAGGAATATTAACCCTCACCCCTTCTGGCACACCGGACAGAGAGCGTGGCACAAATGTCATGCACGAGATGATGGATTTATTTGGGAGCTACGCAAATGCGCCAGCCTAAAAACTTTCAAGTTGGTGGAATCGCAGGAAACTACATGCGATCTGGGCCGTCAATAATGCCGCTTAAAAGGGCGAGCTCTAACCAATACGCGGTGACATCTCCGCGTTTTAATCCATACGATTCGGCACTGCCTTCCCGCGAAACGGGGCAGTCGGCCTTCAGGTCGGGCACGGATTACCGCGCTGCACCACAGCAGGGTATGTTCAGCTCTCAGTCGCGCCCTCAAGTTCCCACTCAGACTTTTCAATCAGTATCGGACCAAATGGGCGACCGGCAATCTATAAACGCCAACAATCTGGCCTTAAATCAAGCAATGCAAAAAAGACAGCAAGATTTTCAAGGTGGAATTTTCCCACTGGCGCAGATGGAGGCTGATTATTTCGGTGTTCCGCTGGAGCAGCTGCAGCAATTTCGGGCGCAACAACAGCAGATGGGTATGCCAACCGGTCAAAGTGTGGCGGGACAGCTGGGTATGCCAACCGGTCAAAGTGTGGCGGGACAGCAATTAGCTAATTCCGCGCCCAGAGATACCCGCACACCTGCCGGACCGGTGCGAGAACCAGCCCCTATATATATTCCTGGGATAGACTTTAATGCTCGGAGAGCGAATCAATTACCACCTCCAACAGTCGCGGCCGGTGAAACGCCTTACGTTTCTGGAGTCAATCAAACGACTGTATCGGCAGATCCGACAACGCAACAGCTGTTGTTTGGTCTGGACGGACAGGGCGGCTTCATACCAGGCGCTATGCAAGCGGCTGAAAATACTTTCTTCAATCCCGATGGCACTCCGAGAGTGGTTGACCAAGAGATTGCTGGATTGACGCCAGATCAAGAAAGAGCAATGGAACTTGCGCGTGGTCAGGTTGGCATTCAAGATCGCTTTTTGGGTGGTGCAGAAGATTTGTATCAAGAAGGCGTGCGGCGCTCTGACCAAGGTTTGGAGCGGCAGAGAGAGCTTGGAAGGCAAGCGCTCGGATCAATACAGCGAGGCGTTTCTGAAGAAGAAGCGTTGCGTGACAGAGGCCTTGAGGGGCTTCTAAGCTCCATAGGTGAGGGCAGACAGCTTGCCGGCGGAGCAACCAGCGATCTTTACGATCGGCTGGGAGAAACCGAAGGTATTCAGCGCGGCGCGGTAGACCGGTTTGGCAGACAGCTGGGCGGGATTGAATCAATCCGGCGAGGCGCGGCCGAAGATTTTGGCGGTAGGCTGGGCGAATCAGAGGATTTAATTCGCGGCACGACTGGCGCCTACGACCAAGATTTGACGAAACAATTTTACGATCCCTATGAAGATCGGGTGGTTTCTCAGACCGTTGAGGATGCACTTGAGGGCGCTGACAAGGCCGACATGGCTCAATTTGCACGGGATGTTGCAAGTGGTGGAGAATCAGCTTTCGGCTCCAGAGCACGTCTAACTGCCGGTGAAAGGCGTGAAAGCCTTGGCAGGGGCTTGGCTCAAGAGCTGGCTGGAATTCGCTCTCGTGGCTTTACAGAGGCCCAAAGAGCGGGCACTTCTGAATTTGCCAGACAAAAGGCAGCAGAAACCGCAGCGGGTAGCAATTTAGCTGGTTTATCCGGCCAACGGCTTGGAGCACAACAGCAGCTCGCAAGTGGCTTAGGGTCACTGTCGGGCCAGCAGTTGGCAGCTCAGGAAGGCTTAGCCTCTGGCTTAGGCGCAGCAGGACAACAAAGATACGGTGCCGGCACCAACTTGGGCTCGACACTGGTTGGATTGGGACAGACGGCAGGACAAGCATTTTCAGGAGCTGGGCAAGCCGCACTGGGATCTGCTGGTCAATTGGCCAGTGCGCAAGGCGATATGGGCGGCATCCAAGGTCAAATCGGGCAACAGCAACTGCAATCAAGAGCGGGTCTGGGCAGCTTCATGCAAGGGCTCGGTAGCCAGGCGCAACAAGCCGGAATGACCGGAATTAATGCGCTGGCCAGCTCTGGTGGCCAGCAACAGCAATTGATGCAGCAGCAGCTTGATGCGCAGCGCCAGAACGCAATGACGGCGCAACAAGCACCGCTGGCTCAATACCAGTCACTGTTGCCGTTCATTAAGGCAGTGCCACAAGGGCAGCAACAAACACAAACTGCTTACACTCCTCGGCCTAGCGCTTTACAAGCTGGCTTGGCTACAGGTCTTGGTGCCTTTGGTGGAATCGGCAGCTACATGAATCAGGACAGACAAGGTGGTTTTAACGCTGCCCAACAACAGCAGCTTCAGCAACTCTTTGGAACAAGATAGGGCGCCCACAACGTCAAGAGAGATACCAATGGCAGAGCTAAATACAAATTTATCTACGGAGTACATAAAATCCTTGCGAGATCGTGTGGATAGTTTTAACTTTAAAAAAGAACAACAAGAATATGAAAATCTTTTAAGTCAATATAATCCACCGCCAGAAAATTATGATATTTACGACCTTGCTACAAGTCTTTCACAGGGATTATCAGCACAACAACAAACTAGTAGGCCAAATTCTGTTGGTGGCGGTTTAGCTTTGGGTTTTAATCAAGCATCGCAAGACATGAAACTAAGAAAAGAATCGTATGCAAAATCTAGGCAAGAAATAGGTTTGCAAGCCACAAGCATGGCGCTTCAAGACGAAAAAGAAGCCACAAAGTTTTTGGACGAAAGTTTGTTTCAATTAGCGAAAGCTAGTATGCAAGACAGTACGGGTGCTGATAAACGGACAGCTGATATTAAAAATGTTGAAGCATTAGTAGAGGCAGATGCAGTTTATAATAAACTCCTACAAACTCCAGAAAATGAGCGGGGAGTTGATTATGATGTGAAGTTATCTGCAGCTGAAGCAAGGCTTGTTGGTTTACAAACATCTATAGGAACAGATGCTTATGATGTGAATTTAGCTGCTATAGAGAGAGAAGGCAAAGCTCCTGGCGGAGTGGATTTAAGTCTATTAGAAAAGGAAATGGACAAAAAATTTGCGGTTACGGCTTCGGAGTATTTATTTCAGGGCAAATCTCAAGTAAACACAAATTTGATAAATTTGAATAAAAAAATAGAAATATTAAAAGCAGGTGAGCAAGAGGTTTCTGGGCCAATTATTGGGATGCTAGGAGACACACCAAAGGGGATATTTACTCCAGAAGCGGCTTCTTTTTTAGGTGATATAAGAGATGTGGTTTTTCAATCATTAAGAGAAAAATTAGGTGCTCAGTTTACAGAAAGAGAAGGCGATAGGCTGGTAGCGGCTGCTTTTAATCCTCTTTTGCCAGAAGAAATGAACGTAGCAAGGTTACAAAGGTTATACATAACCATTGAAGAAGCGGCAAGGGCAAAAGAAGAAGGTATTGAGTATTTTAAGAACAACCGCACAATAAAAGGCTATGAGGCTAGGCCTTTAGACTTTGATAGCATAATGAACAGTATTGTTTTACCTTCTGATTATGACAATATGACAGATAATGATTTGAGAGAATTATATGAAAAAGGCGACAAGACACAAAAAAATGCAATCCTTAATCTGTTAAGACAGAGGGAATCTGAATAATGTCTTTACTAGAAGAACTAGAAAATAAAAATGGCTCCTCTGAAGAAGAAGCATCTCTTTCTGGCGGACAAGTTTTAAGCCAAGCGATTTCAAACATACCTTCTAGTGCAGCACAATTAGTTTCTGACGTGACAATGCCGTTCCGGCATCCCATACAAACAGCACAGTCATTGGCCAGCTTGGGTAGAGGCATATATCAACTAGCAACCCCTGGTGAACAACCAGATGAAGCCAGCGCAAAGGCGGTTGGTAAATTCTTTGCAGACCGTTATGGAACCTTTGAAGGATTCAAGCGTTCTTTTGCAGAAGACCCCTTGGGGATTGTAAGTGACATTTCTGCCGTATTGACAGGAGGGGCTGGGTTAGCGGCTAAAATCCCTAGTATTGCTGGAAAAGCAACTACAGTCATATCCAGAGTAGGAAATGCTATTGACCCTATACTGGGTGCCGGAAAAGCCGTTAGTGCTACAACCAGAGCTGTTGGAAAGGCAGCTGCGCCCGTGCTTGGTTTAACTACAGGCGCAGGGGCTGACGCTGTTAGAACCGCCTTTGAGGCTGGGAGTGGTTCTGCTGCTACGCAAAGACTGTTTCTTGATAATTTAAGGGGCGACGTATCGCCAGCTGAAGTTGTGCCAAAAGCAATAGACGCTTTCAAGGATTTAGGTACACAAAGAAAAGGTGACTACAGAACGAATAAGGCGGCCTTAAAATTAGACGCTACGCCTGTTGATTTTTCAAAAGTGCTGGAAAAGATAAAAGCTTTTGAAGCATCAAAGAAATATAAAAATGTGTCTGAGTTGTCAGTAAAGGCGCAAAAAAAATTAAGAGAAATAAAAAAAATAGTTGCTGAATGGAAAAGAAATCCTGAATTACACACCGCACAGGGTATGGATATTCTTAAAAGAAGAATAGACGCAGAGTACCCAACTGGCCTTGAGGTGGGTGATGCCGGCATGGTTGTTTCTGAAATTAGAAACAGCGTAAGAGCACAAATTATATCTGAAGTCCCAGAATATGGAAAAGTTATGAGGGACTATGAAACCGCTATCAGGCTAGAAAAACAGTTTGCCAGTGAAATGGCGTTGGGAAAAAATGCTAACGCCGGCACTACATTAAGAAAACTACAATCTGCTATGCGCAATAACGTCAATACCGCTTACGGCAATAGATTGGAAATGTTAAAAAAACTTGACCCAGATTTAGTTACAGAAATTGGTGGTCAAGCATTAAGCAACATAGCGCCTAGAGGATTGTCGGGCATAGGTGCTGGCAGTGTGGCAGCCTATGGCACAATTGCTGACCCATCTTTGCTTCTTGGTTTGCCGCTCCAATCCCCTAGACTGATTGGTGAAACCGCTTTTAAAATTGGTCAGGCATCAAAAGCTTTAGATCCTGTACTTAGCAGTGCGGCTACATTACCCGTTGCGAGAGGAGCAAGGGTTGTTGGTGAAATAGAGGGAGTGGTAGACACAGCGGTAGACACATCTGAAGAGACACAAGAATTAATTCGACTGCTAGAAAAATTAGACTCTGAAGATAAAGATGCAGGTTTTGACGGTACAGAAATAGGAAGCATAAGGTCTGATGCTCTCCAGCTACGAGATGAATTTGGCCCTGAAGACAAAGAAGATGGCCCTAATGCAAATATAGTTTATGCGGCTGATGGTGGGGCCATTACACAAGGTATAAATAGTGTTGTTGATGATGTTATACAGCAATTTATGGGTATGTTTTCTTTGAGTGAATTACAGGGCGGTCCCGTTAAAAAAGAAATTATTTCCCTGCAAAGGATCGCAAAACAAACCAAAAATCCAGCATTTGAAAGCCAAACCTTAAAAAAGCTACATGACCTGCAAAAAAGGTTAGATGCGAGTATTAACAGATCAAACCCGAACAGCAGTGAACAACAAGCCGCAATGAAAATGAAAGAAGGTCTTGAAGCGCCTGTTTACAACAAAATAGAACAAAGCTTTATTAGTGGCGACACGGAAGCAATAGATCAATTACGAGACGCTAAAGGTCTTTATAATAATTATATGGGACTAGGCGATAATGAAAATATTGTAGACCAAAGGGAAAGGGCATCAAACAAAATACTTAGCCAGATTACTAACAAAAATTACACCCCAAGTAACGTGGTTAATCTTATGTTTTCGCATAATCAATTTGCCCCAAGCCAGTCTTTACCTATTGTGATTTCTAAACTTAGAAACTCATTGACCGAAAATGAATTTGTTGAGGTTAAAGATTTGTTAAAAGATGGGGTTCTTACTAAAGCATTTAGCGATGATAACAATGAATCTACTAGGTCAGGAATAGTAAAAAACTACAATAATGTTTTTAATAATCAAAAAGAAATAGTTAACGAGTTGTTTACAAAAGATGAAATTGCAAAAGTTCGTCGATTTAAACAAAATGTACTTCCTACCTTGTCGGAGCAAATTAAGCTTAATCCTTCTATTTCTAACTACACAATCATGTCTGCCTTGGCTAAGAAGGATCTGTTAAGTTCCCCTATACCATCGATGGATGGCTCTTCATTAGATGCTGCTAGACAGTCTTTGACGCGCTCTCGAGAGCCTTTAGTTGTACAGCCTATAGATGTTGCTGTAGATCCAGGGTTATCAGCAGACTTAGGAGGATCAGCAGAAAACCTTAGAGAGATAGAGAGATCTATTGATGGATTTCAAATGCCTCAATCAGACCAACCAATTGAACAGCAAGGCCAGTTGAACAATACTCAAGCCGCATTAAACTTGCCCTTGTTTGAAGACATGCCACAGAACAACTTAGGTGGGGCGCCCAGCGGTTTCGATGCATCAATGTCACCGACAATTCTGCCCTCTGCATCCGATCGAGAAATAGCGATGCGCATGAACGCAAAAAGATCAGGTATCGGCTCGCTCGTCTAAATCGTCCTGAGCTTCCCTAGCTGACACGATCGCACCATCGACCTCGTAATCGAAGTCGTATCCCATGTGGGTTTCCCCATCAATGTTGATAACCAAGTTTCTGGAGATAAGGCGCAGCAGAGCGGCCTGATGGTGTAGCGTGAGCCGTGAAAAAAGCGTGATGACCTCTGTGGCCTCCAGAACGGGCTGATAAGACTGAGGCACGGGCCTTGCCTTCTTGCCAAACATTCTCATCCTCTAAAGAGCCTGGTGCGGTTCTTGAATGAGCATCCGGTGCTCGCGCTCGATCAAAACTTTCAATTGATCGATCTTACTCCGGCGTTCACGGTTACAAATCTCCTGCAAGAGATTGTATGTGTGAACATCGAGAGCCAGCGACTTCCTGATTTTTGTATTCGTCTCTGGAGGCATGTTAGAGATTTCTTGTGAATTCATGTAGAAGATTCTACAGATTCATGCAACAATTAGCAACAATATGTATTACCTTAAAAATCCCCTGCTTTCAATGCAGTCGCACTGGATGGTCCATCAGCCAACCTACAAGGCGGTGCAAGAGTCGCTGCCGTTGATCACCAAATATCGGGCAAACGAAGGCATCGAGAAACTGGGCAGCACCCCAGCCAAAAAAGTCTGCAAGAAGGTTTTCCCAGAGGTCTACACGTTCCCGCTCTTTCGCCGCCAGTGGTGCAAGATGATGGTCGAAGAAATTGAGATCATGCGGAAAGAGCTCGAGTTTGAGACAAACGAGCACGAGGATGAGCTCAGGCAGATACCAGAGATCGTGCTGAAAACGCAATGCCCAGAGCTTTATCGGAATATGTGGTTTGTCGTGCAGACAGTTATTAACCCCATCATTACCTCTCTTTGGCAGAGGGATTGCCATGATGCAGCTACCATACAGATTGCTAACTACAACATTGTCGATAAGAAGCAAGGTGCTTGGCATCACGATGAATCGGCTGACATCTCGGTGGTGGTGCCGTTGAACACCGGTGGATACAAGGGTGGCGGTACGGAGTTCCACAACCACGGCACGCTGAAGCCATTGCCGAATGGCCATGCTCTTATGTTCCCTAGCTTCACCAACCTTCACCGAGGGCTGCCGGTGGATGGCGGTGATAGATACCTGTTGGTCTTCTGGCTGTATGATAAAAGTCGTGTCGTTGGTCTTTACGAAGGAACAGACTGATTTAATCTTAATTTAATTACACAAATGTGCATAAATGCCTAGACAACGACACGATATCATAGGTATAATGAGGGCAAGTTAATTGAATAGAGGGAAAGGACATGGAAAACTGCATCTACTGCAAAAAATACGTAATTGATGACGAGCATGCTGGCATGACGGATGATGGCAGCTACAGGATGTATCACCCTGCCTGCCGGAGTGACATCGGGTTGTGGATAAATTTACCTCATTTGGACTGGAAATATGACAGTGAATACAGCAGAAAAATGGGACGGAATGCTCGCACCAACTATGCAACCTATCGCATTGAAAGTGCCTTCGATAGCTTTAGTGGTGCAAGGTACTACAAGGTTTTCATTAATGGAAAAATACGAGCAGAGATGAATGATAATTTGGAGGCGAGAATGTTTGCAGCCCACATAGAGCTGGCATATATGCAGGAAGCGGGTTTTTATGTAGATGTAATGTTTGATCCTAGCATCACAGAAATCCAATACGCCTGTGCAGATGGCAAATATAAGACCAAACGAGAAATTGATGCTGAAAAGGAGGCGGCGTAATGAGCAAGAAAATCACATTGAATTTTGAACTAGACGACATTTATGGTCTTTGGCACACCTCAACCCGCAGTTTTTATTTTGATCAGATTGATAGATTTGAGGCGATGCGGGCAGTGAAGTCTGAAGCTATCCAGGCTGACGAAGGCAATTATATGTATTGGATCGATGGTTATGCGAGCGTTCTATTGTTTACGAAAGTTCTCAACGCCTTTGGTCATTCGACAATTATCCTGACGGATGCGGCATCAGAAGATGCCAATGAATACGTTGTCTTGACCGACTTTGCTGGGAATTGGGATTCTGAAGAAGGGAGTAAGTTATGAATATTGAGAAAATGCGCGACATTCTTGCTGACGATGAAATTGAGAATATTCACTCATTGAGCAGTAGAAATCTTTTTTATTATGTCCGAGACACAATTATTTCAAAGTATAGCGATGATGAGATTAGGGGACTTTTTGAGGCGATTCAAGATGAATAAATCAACCAAAATTCTAATCTGGGTTGCAGTGTTTATTGCCCTTGGTATTATCGGGAATATGGACTATCACGACGCGGTTCTGGCCGAACAGCATTATGCTACGATGGTTTGCGATGGCCATTGGCCAGATTATAAAGAACTGAAGCCGGAATGCTGAAAGACAAGGAGAGCAACCTGCCATTCGATATGCGGCAATATTGGGGCGGCGTGGCTAAGAAGCTTGGCTCTTACCACGAACCGCCCAAGAGCTGGCTTCCAAAAGACAAGAGGGTCAGTAAAGATCGCCGATATCAAACTCCGTGACGCCCTCTCGGTTGTACGGCAGGTACAAATCCTTTTCCCTGCAAGCAATGCCCAGCGCCATGGCTTGCTCATTCTTAGCATCAGCATAAGCAATCGCCTCGTCTGATAGCGTATAAACCGCAAAAGGATAGGGGTGGGGCTTCTCTTGCGCTAGAAAGTAAAACTTTTCTGTCGGTAATCCTACCGCCCTGCAACCGGCTAGATAGAATGCGGCTTGCTGGTGATACTTAAATGAGTTGATAGCGCCCTTGAAACCACGCGGTGAAGCATCCCGACAGGTCTTTAAATCCCAGATGTCTGTGCCTGTGTGCCAATCAAGCTTGCCCTTGCACTGCTGGCCGTTCCACATGAAGCATATTGTGAGCTCAACCTGGTGCGATTCCTTTGGAATAAAGTCAGCAACTATCTCTCGGCGGGCCATGCAAACATCGTACATCTCTTGCTTGATAGGCTGACGATCGCCTGTCGTCATTAGGAAATCTTCATACTCTTCCTTGCCAATCTTGGTACGCCGGTTGATGTCTGGCTGAATTATGAACTCTTCGTCAAACTTGTGGTGCTCGAGAAATACCGTGTGCTGCACCCTACCTTCCAGAAGCGCCGGTGACTCGCTATTGAATTTGCGATGCTTCCATGAGAACGGGCATTTGCTGATTGCGGTTAGATCGTGACTGCGCCAAGCCGGTATGCTGTCATACGTCGGGTAGTCAAGATCCTCGTAGATTCCTTCTTTGAAATTCATAGAATTAATTTCCTAAAGGGTTGATTTCGAGAATTCTTTCATTCTCTATCTTCATAACCATCCTGCCTAAAACCTCTACAACCTGCGGCACGACAGCGTTTCCCAACGCTTTCAAGCGATGGACTCGATCCGGCACTTTGCCTATCACTCTTGGGATTCCTTCAGGTTCGTCCATCCAGCGGGAAACCCCATCAACCATTCCACCCATTCTGGGTTGAGCTTTGCGGACGGCTGGTTCGGGTCTTTGGCTTTCGCGCACAGATAATTCCTGTCGTCCATGTGTGTGTGGCTCTTGCTTCCCACTGGACCGCTGTCTTTGTATTCGCTTAATCTCGGCGTCGGCCACATCCAACTGCCCGGATCTCTCTGCCTCATACTGGGAGCCATCTGGTTTGCTGTTGAAGTTGGTGTGTGAAGCAATGATCCAGACCCGATCTCGTCTGTGCTTGGCATCGACGGCGCAAGCTGGAATAACAAATGTTTGGCAGGAGTAACCCGCACCTTCCAGGTCAGATAACACA